TGTAAATTGAATGCCGTGTCCTCTACGGTTACCTATTCTACCACGGATGGACACATCCTCTGCCTTCGCTAAATCAGCGTTGTCATTAAAGCTGTTCAGGGTTCCTAATGCAAATGTGCCGTCAGGGTTCTCGGTCTCTGCCGATAAGTCAAAGTTGCTTGCATTGTCCGCACTGCTTTCTACGTGCATCTGAAATTCCTTCCAGTTCTTTCTGGTCATGTCACCAAAGGTGTACTGACGGGTGGTGATGCTTCCCTTTATGTCTTCGGCTACATCAGAACCTCCAATACTTACATTGATTAAGTCATCACCCTGTAGCCTGGAATCCAGCTTATGGATACCACCTAATCGGTTAATTGCATAAACACCTCGATTGCTACCTTCACCGGAAACTATTAGATTCTCAATGTCCCACTCGCTGTTATCAACACTATCAATGCTTTCCCACTGTTTGTTTAGGAAATTATATACAAGTACAGCGTTGTTGCGAAGTGCATTATCCAAGGGGACTGCAATGAAGTAACGATTGTCGAAGTAAACAGAAACTGCCTGTGTCCTTTGATCCTTGTTAATTCTTTTAATTGTCTCGTTAATTGGTTCACTTAGTGGTGTCTCCGTTCCACGGAGGTTGTACTCATCAAAGAATTGAGTGCTGTAAACACCATTGTCGGACAGGAATATAACTTGACTGCCGACTTGCTGAATGCTTTGACGAGCTACGCAACCAACTTCATCGGTCAACAGTTTAGTACTAGCTCCCTGTAGGGACGTTGTATTGGATATCAAGTGAATGCTGTTACGATTGAACACCATTAGGTTATCCTCGGAGAAGGAGTGCAGACCTACAGTGAAGTCAGCTTCACCTGCATTGAATCTGTACTGAGCATAGATTTGATCATAGGTGTCGGAGTCCAGAATATCAGAAGCAATAACCTCATCAAGGATTCCCCTAGATGTGTATGAGTTCACGCTTGCATTTACTGAGAACTGGAACGGCATGACCAACCTGCGCTGGTGATACACAGCAAACTCCGGGGCAGGCATATGGCTGAACCCAAGACCAACGGATACTCGTTTTTGCACAGTACCATTTTTGTTGGTAGCGTCAGCTTTATCTGTAGAAAAAGTAAATGTAGTTGTGCTAGGTATTGAGCTAACTACCACCGCATCACCGGCCGAATAAGTAGAGCTTCCCGCATCAGTAAAGGTCAAGGTATCGCCGACTAGAAGTGTAGCAACTGCTGCCGTGCTTGCTGTAGCTGTAGCTATACCGCTTGCGTAATCAATATCAGTAAGGGACAGAGGCACTGGCTGTGTATAGGTTCCGCTCGCTACTTTTGAGAATCCAGATGTGGCTGTGCCAGTCCCTGATCCCGCACCTGTAGCAGTAAAAGTAACGCCTATAGTATCTGCCGAAGCACCAATAGCTTGAAAGTCAGTATTGCCTACTGCGGTAATTGTATAGGTTCTGCCCACAACAAAGCTACCTGCCGTAACGGCACTAAAGGATCCATCCCATTCCAGTGATACTTGACCCTTGCGGAAGATGAACACCTTGTTAAATGCTTGGAGCATTGATGATTCAGGCGGTACAGTTTCAGCTACTGGATAAGCAAGGTCTACCGTTGCGTCTGTTAGTAAATTCTTAGCAACAACTTTTTGGTTGGATGCAATAAGGATATATTGACTTGCATTGTCATTCGGGTCACTGAACGCAGAGCTAGCATAGACCTCGGTAACTTGTCCTTGGTCAAGCAGCATATTGAATCCAATAACGGCCTGCGTTGTATTAGCATTCAGGGCAAAAGGTAATTGTTGAGGAAGTACAATGGGAGTCGTGTAGGTTTCGTCGCTGCCAGTTAGGGCGTATTTAAGTGTACGGGTAGCCCCGTTATCAGTAACAGAAACTAAAGTTTTTAATCCGTTTGGATCAACTGTAGAAAAACCAAGTCCCTCTACGGTTACAACATCGTCCGCTACAAATATATGCCCAGCTTCTACGGCCGGGTCGTTGATAATAATGTTAGCCTGGTTAGGAGTGCCATCAAGGGTAGCTGATTCAATCGTCGTAGGAAGCATCGTTGTGCTTCCGTTGCCAATCTGGTCGTCAGTAGGTAGTCGCAATACAGCGTCAGCTCCACCTACGGCAAACGGAGCCTCAATGACCTCGATGCCCTTGCGTACTTGTGCTTCACCGTTTCGATCCAGTCGGATGTTCTGGGAGTCAACCAGCATACCACCCTGTAGCTGATCAGGTCTAAGCCGATTGTTGAACCCAACAAAGCCTACATCCCCGTCATTAAGGATGCGGTCATCTAAGTTAGCATATGACCTGTACTCTTGCATTAATTAGCTTTTGTTTTCTCTACGATATTTAGCTAGCCTTTGTCTAAAAGCAGTTATTGACTCATTTGCTCTGCGCTTTGGCTCTTTGCTTTTAGCGGCAGTTTGTTTAGCTTTGGCTGATTCTTTTTCTTTTGCCTTTTCTGCTTCTCTCTTGCGTCTTGCTTCTAAGGATCTTTGACGAGATGCCATAACAGGAGATTGAGGTCTCGTAGGTTGAGCTTGAGCTTCTGCTTTCTTCTCTGCTTCTCTCTTGCGTCTTGCCTCTAAAGCTCTTTGGCGGAATGCAAGAACGGGTGATTGCGTTCTCGTGGGCGTAGATGCGGCTGGCTCAACTCGAGTAGCACTTAGATCAGTTTTTCTAGGTAAGGTCTCCGGAGCAGTTTTCTTCTTTTGACTAGCTTGAAATCTTGCTCGTATAGAAGCACCTGATTTTACATTTTTATTTCTTTTGTACATTTTATTGATTATTGATAATTAACATTTCCAACGCTTCAAGGCTAGTGCCTTCCGTGTTGGTCTTCCCTTTGAATCCTTCATTGGACCCTTAACGCCAGACATTCTGGCACAAAATGATTTCTTCCTCGCTAGCTTCTTACCCTTTGGCTTGGATTCCGTGACCGGAGCCTTGAGGTTAGCACCCGTCTTGCGCTTGAAGTAGGCACGGCCAGCCGCAGTGAGTCCGCCCTTTTTGCTTTTGTGTTCCTTCCTCATTTACTTTTTACTTTTGCTTTAGGTGTGTTTGCTACGACTGTTTTTCCTTTGGCTCCTGCTTTCTTTTTCTTTCTAGCAGTGCTAGCTCTCTCCGCTTTCGTAAGGCTGAGAGCCTTTCTTTTAGGGAGGCAACGGTCAGGGTTCTTCTTATCCTTCGACGTTCCGCAAGGTCCTTTGATGGATCCATCAGTTCCGATCCTTACCCAGTTCTGCTTTCTCCATTGTGCTAGCTGTGACATTATCTTCCTTTACGTTTACCACCTTTGGACTTCTTTGCATAGTTAGGATTCTTGCAGTACTTGGATGCAGCCATATTAGCATAGGCGGAAGGGTACGTATCAAACGTACGTCTAGCCCAGGCTTTACCTTCTGGGCATATCTTACCTCCACTCTTTGCTTTCTTAGCCACTAGTAAGAACGTCCACCTTTGTTTTTCATTCCGCCCTTTTCTCCGCAAGAGCCTTTACCTGATTTACCTATTGGTTTTCTTGGATTCATAATTATTTGTTTCTTTTGTTGTGGAAGTCGAACAGAACTTTTACTTTCTCTGTTAGAGCCTCGAGGTTGTAATGCATTCTAGCTAGCACGATAATGAGCGTAATAACGCCAATACCGATAGGCCAGAGGGATGCGATGATTTGAAGAACTTCATTCATTTAATTTGTGATGAACCAAAGTAGAAACCTACGATGGCTAAGGCAGTCTGCCTAATTTCTGGTAAAATAACGAATCCCTGTACGGTGTCCCATTTAAGACCCTTGAATAGCCCTAGAAAGCCGTTTGTCTCTCTGCCAATACTGATACCCACATCAGTCCACGCAAAGACGAATGGGGCTATTACAATGGCAAAGACGGTGGATACAACAAGGAACCTACGAACTAATACACCACCATCACGTTTAGCGGCTGCATCTGCCGAAGCATCTGCTGTCTGCTGGGACGTAATCATACGCTCAAACTGTCGAGCCTGGTTGTCCATCTGTGTCCCAATAAGCTTCATTACGAAACCACTGAGTCCTCCTCCGAGCATTGCTATTAGTTCTGGTGTCATATTATTTCTTTCTAAGTTCTTTGATTACCTTGATTGCGGATGCTGACATATAAATAAAGGTTGCTAGACCTACGCAAAAACCAAGCACTTCATTCACGGGAGAGAGTTCAAGGGTAGCTATAAAGCCTCCTGTTCCAATTGCCGATTTGTATATAATATCTTCCATAGCATTTAGTCTTCGTCAGGTAGGGGTGTATAGTGATCAACGGTTGAGGCTTCTTCGGACTCGTCCAGGTCGTAGTTAGTTACGTCCAATGCCCACATATGGTCGGCAGTTTCGTTAGGATAGGTAAGCCAACGTGTGCCTATACCATTGTCCTCAATCCAGTAATCAAAGCCAAGTTCTTTGCCTTCTTCGTCGGCACGTTCAATGGCGGCTTCTTTGCTTGCGTATATTAAGTAAAGCATTAGAACAGGTTGTATTGATTGTTAATGTTATCTACAAGGGCTACACGGTTGTCGCCTTGATGAGTATCGTAGACTAATACTTCTCGGCATATTCCTGTTGGGCTTTCTTGCGTTCTATAAGCACCCGAGTTTGAAGTAGCGTTCATAATACCAATATCTTTTGTGCTTGTTGTAACATAAATACTACCAAAACTAAAGAACTGATTTCCTGCATCTACCTGAAAGGTAAGCTCAGGACCTGCATCCTGATCTTCATAAGTAGCAAATGCAACGAAGTCCTCGTTCAATGTTGCAGAAGTTGAACTGTCAGAT